TTAAGCCGTAAGTTATTTACATAAGTAGCCATTAGGGCCTCCAGTGACTATTTTAAAGTGCTGCCACCGGCAGCAGGTATGCTTGTCGCATAAATTTTTGTGTGCTGCCGTAAGTTTAGGGCTTCCCCGCAATCTGAACAAGTATCCGCTGTTAGTTCCGTTTCGTCCAAATCGTAACCGCAATTACCACACACAATTTCAACTTCATGCTTAGGGTCTATTGCGTCGTTTAATGTTACCGCTTCATTTACTGTCTTCATGCTGCAATCCGTTTCCAATTAGGTGTTTGATCCACAGGTACTTCAGTCCATCCAGTGCCGGGGTCTGGGACTATACGACTCCAGACTAATACATTTCCGACTTGGCCAGTGGCCTGTACGCCAATGGCGTACACTGTAGCTCCGCCCGTTTCTTCGGTTTCGCCTAATGCTGTAGTGCCCTGAACGCCGGTTACACTTACGTCGGCATTTGCTTGAGCAGTAGCGGTTCCTAGTGCTGTAGTGCCTTGAACGCCCGTAACATCTATAATGTTGTTGGTTATCTGGGTTACCGTACCTAGCTGAGTGGTACCCTGTACGCCAATGACGTATACCGTTGCTCCGGCAGTTACAGTCTCTTCGCCAAGGGCTGTGGTAGCTTCCACTCCAGTAACGTCAACAACCGCAGAAGCGGCAGTTATAACCGTACCTACTTCACCAGTAGCAGCGTTACCAAGGGCCTCAACAGCTCCATCCGCTTCAACCGCGACGTTACCAAGTGCTGTAGTGCCTTCGACGCCTATTGCGTTTACTGATACCCCAGTGCCTTCAATGACGGTTTCTTCGCCAAGGACCGTAGTGCCTTCAACACCCGTTACACTAATTATTGCAGCGGCAACAACGCCTGCGGTACCTACTTCTCCAGTGCCTTCTACGCCTGTTACTTCTGCTCTGGTACGTAGATCAACAACTACCGCGCCCAGATTACCTGTAGCAGAGACTCCGGTGACCGAAGTATTGGCCGCTGCTTCTACTTCTACACTGCCAACAGCTCCTATGCCTTGGACGCCAGTAAGAGCTATATTAGCTTCAGCAACAACCGTTACAGACCCAACAGCACCAGTGGCCGCATTACCAAGAACTTGGGCCGCGCCGTCAGCTTCAACAGCGATATTACCTAATGCTGTGGTTCCTTGGACACCTGTAAGAGCTATATTAGCTTCAGCAACAACCGTTACAGACCCAACTGCTCCAGAAGCCTGAACACCCGTTACGGACGCAGAAGCCGAAGCCTCTACAGTTTCGTTGCCGAGCGCAGACGTTCCAGAAACACCATCGACAAAAATCGTAGTGGTACTAGAACCCCAGTTGTCTCGGCCCCAAGGGCCGGAACCCCAACCTATGTAATCCGTCGAAGAGGCCATTTAGCCTCCTACTAGGCAATACGGATAATAGCGTTGCTTGCATCAGCGGCAGGGAAGACAATAGTGAAGTCACCTGCGGTTGAAGTTTTATCAGAGCCGAAATCCAGAACTGCAACAGCAGGGTTAGTGCCACCGTCAGCCAAGTAAATCAATGCGCCACGGGCCGTAATAGTCGCTGAAGACCAAGTTACGTCTGAGAAGTCCAAAAACGCTGTAGTGCCGCTTGAAGCAGGGTTTGCTGAGATAACTAGTGTTTCTCCACCCGCACTGTAGCCTGTGCCTGAAACTTCGTTAGTTACTGAATACGCAGTAGTAGTCGCATCCAAAGTAGCCGATGAAGTGTACAGAGCAATCTTAAATACTTGTGATGTGCCGCTGCTGAAGTCAAAAGTGCCATCAAGCACGCCGACTTTGAACGATGTAACCATAGCTTGTGTGATAGCCATTTTTCTTTCCTCTTAAAAATATTACGGGCCGGGCGATTCCGATTTAATTGGCAGTCTAATCATGCCATCTCTAAACTCATCACGACGACGGCGACCTTGCTGCTCGATGCCGAGACCTTGTATGGCCTGCTTATAGCTGTTTTCAAAATATGTCAGCATATCAAGCGGGCCTTTCGTGTAGCTATATGCCTGTATCAGGCACGCATATAAAAGCGCTTCAGGAGCCTTGGTACTTATCCAAGTTGTCGTGTTTGAAGACGACAACTGTTGCGGCTTATATATGTATCCTAACTGAACTTCGTAGTTAGCGTCCGGTGTAGGCGCAATGTAAAACGTGTTCTGGTCCCACACCGAATAGTATTTAGGAGTGCCTGTTTCTGAGTAGTCGGGCCAATACTCTTTCATGAAAGAGGTGTCCCTAAACTCTAAAAAGGTCTGATCTCCGTTAAACGTCGCCATTATGTAGCGATGAGTCAGTATATCGCTTGGTGAAACTAAGAACCTATTCCCCGAGGTCATGTTTGCGGTAGCTTCAACCTTAAACACATCGAGGTCGATGTCGCGTAGAATCCGGTTCTCCGCCATCAAAATAAACGTGTCTATGACCGAGTTGGAAAAGACATTGCTGTCTACCTCGGTATAGTTACGTATATTTGTCACTAACTCATCATACGTCATGTAGTCACCACCGTAACCGTTCCCAATGTGCCTATGCCTTCAACTGCAATTGCAGGAGGGGCAGGCTGCATTGATCCCGGCACTGTCTCAAAAGGTGTATCCCCGCCGGTGTTATTAACATAAACATCCAGTGGTTCTGTTCTATCAGGACGAGGGTCCTGTAGAGCTATCGCATCCCCCCTGTACTTTAAGGGAGTTAGCTGCGGCTCTTTTGGCTCATAGTCCTCAGGGCAGACCATAAACCCTTTCCAGTTCTTTTTCAGAGTCTGGTAAGGGTAACGCTGCCCACAATAGTCACAAAGGGCGTAAGAATACTTACCCGTTGCATGAGCCATTTTAGTACCCTACGTCGGGAAGAAAGTACGTGCTTGCCGTATCCCTATCTTCCTGCGCCGCTCGATCAAAATCCTGCTCGTACATCTGTTGCAAAGCGCCCGTGCGATCTGGAGCGTACTTTAAAGACAGCATGTAAGCCAGTCCTGAGGCCAGACATGGAAGGAATCTGAAATTAACGTCCGTATTATTGGTGTAATCTCCGGCGTCTTCCATGCGGCGTATGCGGTAATAAACCAACGTATACGCCTTATCTGCTGCAGGGTATAAATAAGCCTTGGGTGTATTTGTACGCTCAATGTATATCTGAGACGGCCGTGCCTGCGTAAGCTTGTCTGGGACATTGAGGTACTCCTCCCGTCCAATACGCTCGATGTTTATGTCCTGCTGCTGTCCATTAGTTGTTTGACGGATAACTGCGGTCAAAACATTTACCGTATCTGTTGGCAGGGATATCTCAGCGTCGCCTTGGACCAAAGCATAAGTAGCTTGCTCTATGGTCCAAAGGTTAAGGCCTCGGTTAGCCCAGTCCAAGAACAACAGGTTTAACGAACGACGAGCCGAGTTAAGCTGATAGCCTGCAGTCATCTGCATGCCACAACGCTCGAACGCCTCTTCTACGAGGTCGTCAATCGAAAGGTTAAAGTCTGTTGTTCCTGAGGTAGCCATTACTTACAGGCCGCTCCGCCGTCACGGTATTTCATCATACCGCCACCGGCCATTTTCTTGTTTACGTCGCCACCTTTATTCATCATGATGGGGTCACCCACCTTACGACTAGGCTTAGATTGAACTTTATTTCTAGGACCAGTTCCTACGCATCCTCCGCCTTTAGTAGCGGCACCCATTCCACGTCCGGCCATGTTACTTACCTCGTTTGGTTGTACGGCCCTTGTGAGCCGAATCTTTCATAATCGTACCATCAGGCATGCGGTGGTAGCCCTTTTTGACTATTCCCCCATCCTTCTTATTTACTGGCTTAGCGGTTTTTGCGGCTTGTTTAAATGCGTTTGCAGTAGGTGCACCCTTGGCCCCTACCTTCCGCATTTTTTCGCCTGAACCCGCTGCAATACGCGCTCTCTTGGCCGCGATATTCGCATATAGTCCTTGTTTAGCTACCATTTTTTACAGCTCCAGTATCGTGCTGAAAATTTATCTTTAGCAGTGTCACAGTTGTGACGAGCCCTAAAGTTGGCTCTACGCTCTGGTATGGCTTTTTTGATCGTCATATTCGGATCGCCAAACCTCACCAGTTTTACGTCGTCTCCCTTCTTGGCTAAAACAGCAAACTTCTTGCTGCCTCCTGAGGTTCTTTTCGGCTTATTGTAGCCTGCAAAAGTTTCACCTCGATAGGACACACGCCCAGAAGGCGTGCGTTTTACCGCCTTTGTGGAAGCCATTAGGCTGCCGCTCCGCCTTCGAACAATAGGGTAACGCTAGTAACCTCTACATCAGCAACATCAATAAAAATACCCGAGTCAAACAACATGCCTGCGTCAGGAATCATAAGGTCCTGTCCACCTGCCGCTGCGGGAGTATTTACTGTCAATAGAGCTGTTCCAGAGCTTGTTGTCCCATTTTTCAAAGAAAAAGAAGACGCTGTGGCGGAGTTTGTAAAGTACACGCCATATAGTCGGCACCGGCCTACCACAGCAGAAGCATCGGCTGTTTTGGTAACGGATTGAATATTACTCGAACTCATAGGGTCTCTCCTCTAGGTGTTAGGGATCAACCTACGCTGAGACAGCCAGAGTTCCGCCGTTATTCCAAATAGCGCCGGTTACGCCGGGGTCACTAGTAGGGATAATGATGACGTTAGCAGTGCCTGAAAGAGTGGCGTCGCCGGTCACATCAAGCGTGCTAGAAGCGGTAACTGTGGTCGCAGCAACTGCGCCTGTTACGTTGCCTGTTACAGCGCCGACAAAACCGTTGGTCGAGGTGACCGGACCTGAAAAAGTTGTTGAACTCATTGGGAAATCCTCACATGCGAGTTATGGGGCTTATCTGTCTGCATGTCGTCAGTCCGGAAACTGTCAGATAAGCCGGTTTGGTTCCGGATTTATAACAGTATATACCAGTTATTCCCCTGTTGCACAAATAAAAAAGGCCCGTCTGTGGGGGACGGGCCAAGTCTCTTCAAGGGAGATAAACACACAAAGAACAAAGCATTAACTGTTCACTGCGGAATTGCAGC